TCACAATTCAAACCTAATGTTGCAAAGGCGTTATATGAAATGATGGGTGCAAAAGTTATATTAGATTTCTCTGCCGGTTGGGGAGATAGACTTGCTGGATTTTATGCATCTAATGCAAAAACGTATATTGGTATAGACCCTCGAAAAGAAAATCATCCCATATATCGGGAACAGATAAATTTCTACGATAAAAATTTAGGTTGGTTTGAAGAAAAAAAATCCGTATATTTATATGAAAGTCCTGCCGAAGATTGGGATAATTCTGAATGGGTAAATAAGGTTGACCTTGTGTTTACATCCCCGCCATATTTTAATACCGAGCGTTATTCTTACGATGAGACTCAAAGTTGGGTTCGTTACAAAGATATAAATTCTTGGAATGAAAACTTCTTACATAAGGCACTCGATAATGTTTGGGGTACGTTAAAATCCGGCGGGTACATGGTGGTAAACATAGCAGACATATACGACCGTTCAAAACAATCGTATGTTAAAATATGTGAACCTATGGTTGACTATATGAAACAGAAACAAGATTGTATATTTGAAGGTGCAATCGGAATGGAACTTTCAGTAAGACCGGCAGATCCGGGAATTGATGAAAACGATAAATCAAAATTTGCGGAACCTTGCTGGATTTTTAAAAAGAAATAATCGGAGTTATAGATGAACATATTAAATGTAGAATTGATTAAAACTAAATTTATTGCCTACGAGTTCGATGGTTCTGAACAACAGGCAAAAGAATTTTGTAATATGTGGAATTTTTCTTATATTAGGGATAAGATTTACCCAACTCAATTTTGTGTAAGAACTTCTTTGGGTGAATTATTATGTAAAGATTCTTACCTCGTAAAAGATGGTGATGCCTTTAAGACTTATACTAAAGAAAAATTTTATTCAACATTCTCAATCATACGTCAATCCCGCGACCGATATGATTTAGACAAATTAATGGCATCGTAATATGTACCAAAATATTTTCGTAAAAACAACTACAAATGAGGCGTGGGTATGGGATGATAAGAAAGGTCTTACTCATTTTAATTATACACCATACGCCTATAAAAAAGACCCCAACGGCAAATTTCGTTCTATCTATGGGGATAAATTATCAAAGATAACACATTTTGTTAAGAATGACCCAAGTCTTTTTGAATCCGATGTCCCTGAAACTACAAGACTTCTTGTAGATTTGTATAGTGATTCAGACTTACCTTCAAATGGTATTGTTACAATGACGTTGGATATTGAGGTGGAAATGATTACAGGAATACCTGACCCACAATTAGGTAACAATGAAATCACTTCTATAGCATATCACGATTCTGGATTAGATGAATATACGGTACTTATTTTAGATAAGAGAAATCGTGTACAAAGTAAAAAGGTTGGTAACAGAATTATAGTTCCATGTTCCGACGAAAAAACTCTTCTACTTAAATTTGTAGATGCAATTCAATCAATTCAACCACACGTTATAACGGGGTGGAATTGTGATGCGTTCGATATACCTTATATCTACAATAGAATTAAACGGGTACTTGGGAAAAAGGTTGCAAGTAAATTATCTGCGATTGGTGAATTGTTTTACTCACCATACCGGAATCGTTATACTATTGCCGGTGTATCTGTTTTAGATTACATGGTGATGTACAAGAAATTTTCCTATACAGAACTCCCTTCATACGCACTAAATGCAATTTCTTTAAAAGAACTTGGTCGTGGTAAGATTGAATACGAAGGAAATCTCGATGACTTGATGGAAAATGATATTGAACAATTCATCGAGTATAATATAACTGACGTGGAACTTGTTATCGAATTAGATAAGAAATTACAATACATAGACCTCATTCGTGGTATTTGTCATGTTGGTCATGTTCCCTACGAAGACTTTGTATATTCTTCAAAATACCTTGAGGGTGCGTTGTTGACTTACTTAAAACGTGCAGGCGATATTGTTGCACCAAATAAACCGGCGGATAGAAGAGAACGAATGGAAGAATTAAAGGAGTCTGGCCAAGATGGATTTATCGGTGCGTTTGTTAAAGACCCTATCCCCGGTAGATATGATTGGATTTATGACTTGGACTTAACTTCACTATATCCGTCAATCATTATGACTTTGAATATTTCACCTGAAACAAAAGTCGCGAAGATATTGGATTGGGATGTCGATAAGTATATTCGTGGGGAAAAAAATGAATACATAATCAATGGAGAACGTATAGGCAGGGAGAAGTTGCAGAATTTTTTGGAGAAGTATAAATATACAGTTGCGTCAAATGGTGTAATGTATAGTACAGATTTCGTAGGACTTATTCCGGCGGTGTTGAACGAATGGTTTGATAAACGAGTTGAATATAAAGATGAAATGAAAAAATGGGGTAAAGAAGGGAATACTGAGAAGTACGAGTTCTATAAGAAGCGTCAGTTGGTTCAAAAGATTCTACTCAATTCACTCTACGGAACACTTGGGCTTCCGGCATTTCGATGGCACGATATTGATAATGCAGAGGCCGTAACTCTTTCCGGTCAAACGGTTATCAAAAAGACAGAAGCCGCCATCAATATGAAGTATAATAAGGAGTTGGGTTATCAAATAGAAGTTGTTATGGAAGATGATTCCAAACGAATTTACTATGAAAACAACATCATCCCTATTTTGAGAAATGGCGTTCTTATTGCAATAAAGGGTTCCGAACTTTTGGAAACCGATGAAATAATAGATAGTCTCAAATAACTCCGTACACTTTTTTTAAATTACATATATTTATATGTAAGAATGAATTTGAACAACTATGGAGATTATATGGAATACATTCGTAACTGCCCAAAATGCAATAAGGAACTGAAAACAACAAATAAGTATTACTTCAATAAAGCAGTATTATCAAACTCACCGTGTATATCTTGTTCTTTGATTGGGAGAACTTTTAGTGAAGAACATCGAGAAAAACTAAAACAAAATCACGCGGATATATGCGGTGAAAAAAACCCATTCTATAAAAAGAAACATTCAGATGAAACAAAGAAGAAGATTTCTATTACAAAGAAAGAACAACTTTCATCGGAAGAAGTGAGAAAAGTAATATCAGAAAGACAAAAAGAATATCACAAAAATCACGATAACCCATTCAAAGGAAAAACACATTCGGATGAGACAAAGAATACTTTGAGTGGGATTACTAAAAAAAGAATGGAAGATGAATCCGTCCGTGAATTATTATCCAAGAGGTCAAAGGAGTGGTACAAATACAATGAAAATCCATTCAAGGGTAAACATCATACAGATGAATCTAAAAAAAAGATGTCAATTAGTCACAAAGAACACTACAACAAATTTAAGCACCCGTGGCTAGGAAAAAAACATAATACGGAATCAATACAAAAAATGAGAGAAAAGGCGATAGAACGAATAAAAAGAGTAGGACTTCCGTTCCATCCACCGTATAATCCAATTTCGATTCCAATAATTGAAAGTTATGGAAAAGAAAAAGGATATACATCCCTCCATGCCGAAAATGGTGGAGAGTATAAAGTTCCAAATACGAGCTTCTTTGTAGATGGGTATGACGAGAAAAATAATGTTGTTATAGAATTTGACGAAAGGCGTCACCGAATGGGTAGAAACCCACACATTGACAAATGGCGTCAAGACAAAATTGGAGAAATTCTAAAATGTAAATTCATCCGTATCTATGAAGAAGACGGAACTATAACAGAATTTGACTATTCACAGGAATAATAGTATATTTAAATAAAAAGGATTTATATGAAAATCAAACAAATTATTAGAAAGGAGAATGTCCACGTAGATCATGTTGCCTACGTGGACACGTAATGGATTCCGTATTTGTTTCATGCCTACCACTTGTAAAAAATCGTTTCCCAGAAATCGATACAAACAACGTCGAGTTGATGACAGGCAAGATTTACGAGATTGCAACAGAAGTTCAGAATTATGTTAATGGATTCTATGATGTATTTGCTAAAAAGATATTCAACACGGAGAAACACCGACTTGAAATCAAACAGGAAATGATTGGACGTACTGGCTTTTGGGTAAAGAAGAAGAGGTATGCCCTATGGATTATTTCAGACAACGGAGTTCCTATGGATAAGTTAGAAGTTAAAGGACTTGACGTTGTTCGTTCTTCATTCCCGAAATCATTTCAAAAGTTTATGAAGGAAGTTCTTATAGATATTTTGAAATCGAAATCAAAAGATCAAATTGACGAAAATATTTTAACGTTCAAACGATTATTGGGTGAAGTTCTATTCGCGGAAGTTGCAAAGAACTCTTCCATAAAAGACATTAAAAAATATCAAGACCCGATAAAGGATGCTGTTCTTGGAACATTTGCAAAAGGAACTCCGTCTCATGTTAAGGCGTCTATTAACTATAATAAGTTACTAAAGTTATTCAAGTGTCCGCCTAAATTTCCACCAATAAAAAACGGGGATAAGGTAAAGATAGCATATTTGAAGAACAACCGTTATGGATTAGAGGAACTTGCCTTCAGAGGAGATTCCGATCCAGAAGAAATAATTACGTTTATAAAAGAATACTTTGATGCAAATGAATTGTTTAACTCTGAACTCGATGGTAAACTCCGTGCCTTTTACAATGCACTTGCGTGGGAATTTCCTTCGGAGAGTAAAAAAGTTGCACAAAAGTTTTTTTCTTTCTAAAAAATTTTGTATATTGTATAATAAGTTTTAAATAAATTAAAGGAGAGTATATGGAAAAGGCAAGATTGATAAATTTTATCAATAAGTATCACTTGGGTGGATTAGTACAATCGGTTGCTTGGAACTCTAATGGTAAACTTTCTACACGTTTCATATCAGATGATAAGAATGTTGTTGGTGAAATTTCGTTGGATAAGTTTAATTCAGACGCTTCAAAGTTTGGCGTCTATAATACAGATTTGTTGTTGAAGTTTTTAGGTGTTTTGGGTAACGATGTAAACTTCGTAATTAACTCTACCGGCGATAAGGCATTTGCACTTACCCTCGATGATAAGTCAACTACGGTGAATTATATGTTGGCAGACTTGGCAGTTATTCCACCGACTCCCGAATTGAAGGAACTTCCTCCGTTTGAATTAACGATTAATATCACAAAGGATTTTATCGATAAGTTTATTAAAGCAAAATCTGCTTTGTCTGATATTGAAACATTTGCGGTTGTTAAGAATAAGAAACTTAACAAATATCAAATTGTAATTGGACATTCTAATGCCAACTCAAATAGAATTTCTATTGACGTTGAATGTTCAGCCCAAAGTGATATTGAACCGATTTCATTTTCTGCAAAGTATTTCCGTGAGATTCTCGCGTCAAATAAAGATTTGAATGGTGGAACGATGTTGGTTTCTTCCGAAGGACTTGCAAAAATTGAATTTGATATTGACGATTATGAATCACGATACTTCCTTGTTAAATTGGAAAACAACTAAGATTGTGGGGAATCTATAAATGAAAAAATACTTTTACGAGAAAAGTAATATTCGTGAATGGCCTACGAATATAACGTATGGGGAATTGATGACGTATAACTCCGACCAGGTTTATGAATGGTTGGAAGATTTACGTACACGAGTAATTACAGACTGGGACGAGAATGGTCAACCACCTTTGGTTGGTAAAGATGAGGGGGAAATAATTCGTTCATTCTCTCGTCTTCGTCAACTTGATGCAGGTTCTCTGTATCATACGTTAATTACACCAAATGACCCTAGTGTTGTTGGTGTGGTTGCTAACTTTACAAAGAATGCAACTGCCTGTAATCAATTCTTCCCAACGATGTTGAAAACAAAAATATCTGCCGGAATATCAAGTGATAATGCACTTTCTATCTATGACCACTTCACGGATAAATTAAAAGATAAATTTCATCATACAATGAAACGAACATTGTATAATGATTCTATGTATTCATATTCAAAGTCAATACTTTCAACTCAATTAAAGAATCCATATTTTTGTCAGGGAGAAACATTACACGATTTCTTTCTTGCATACAAAAATGGTGATGGTAGATTTGATGGGCAAGGATTACGTATATCTAAAATATCCTGTACGTTGGACGAATACAATCGTGAATATACAAAGTACCTTACAATTAAGGCAGACCAAATACGCCAGTTTTTTGAAGAAGGGTTGGTTACATCTGAAATGATTACCTATCTTGGTGATATGAATGAATTAGTAGATACATACTACATAAAGAAAGATTCATCGGAACCAAGAATAAACGTTTACCTTATTAAGGCGTATGAGAAGAACAAGAGAATATTCCCAAGTGCATTACAAACGTTTCGTCTTTCTCTTGGTCAACCGGCAGTAAATTTCCCGCCTATGACTGCCAAGTTTCTATATGAACACTTTACAAAACATATTCCGGCGTCACAAAAGGTAAACGTATATGATCCAAGTTCGGGGTGGGGTGGTAGAATACTTGGGGCTATGTCTGTATCTCGTCCTATACATTATGTAGGAACAGACCCAAATACAGACAACCTCATTCCGGAACTTGGTATTTCGAGATATGAATATCTTGCTGATTTTTATCTTCGGTCTATTGGTGAAAAAGGAAATTCAATCTCAAATAAATTTTTCCAAACCGAAGAGAATCATACGTATGAAGTTTTTCAAGATGGTTCTGAATTGATTGGGAACAATCCAAAGTTTCAAAAATATCGTGGTAAGTTAGATTTTGTTTTTACTTCACCGCCGTATTTTAACCGAGAACAATACTCTGAAGATGAAACACAATCATTTAAGGCATACTCACAATATTCTGATTGGAGAGATAACTTTCTTCGTCCAACATTAACAACGGCGGTGGAATATCTAAAACACGATAGATACCTCTGTTGGAATATTGCAAACATTCGTGTATCATCTAATAAAGTTATACATTTGGAAGAAGATTCTATCCAGATTCTCAAGGAACTTGGTATGGAATATAAAGGTAAAATAGGTATGTTAATGGCAAAAATGATTGGTAACTCTGATATAGAAGCCCTTACAAATAAAGTTTGGTTTAAGGGTGAATACTGGAAAATCGAACCGATTTTTATTTTCTATAAACCATGAAAGTAAATTCTGAAAGTTTAATAAAGTTTTTTGATGTTGACCCACTTGAAGTTCGTTTGAAAAAAGAAACAGATGAATTTTTTGAGGGTAAACGTGACTTGGATGATACCATTGATTGTGTTTTTCAGTATTACCGGAAATGGGGTTATCCGTATATGAAAATCACCGAACAAGAAAAACATGAACACATGAGAAAACTTCAACAGTTTGATTATGATTCTATTTTCAAAGATGGTGATATAATTCAAGCCATGAACGGACTTCGATTGGCGTGGTCATACTTTCCTCATGCAATGGAAGTAAAGTGTGGCAATTCTAAAATGTCTCCTATGGATAATTTTCTGAATGACCAAACATTCAAAATGACTATTCGTAAATGTTTGAAATGGTTATCAAAACATTGGGGTAGTTCGTTTCAAGAAAACCGTTTACGTCAATCACTCAAAATCTATTCAGGTGTTCAGGGTGTTTCTAATTTCAGACCAACTGCCGCCGGTGTTATCTATAAAAATTATGGTGGTGATGGTGTTATGTGGGATATGTCTTGTGGTTGGGGTGGTAGATTGGTTGGTGCCCTTGCATCACCATACATCAAAACTTATATTGGAACAGAACCATCTACGAAAACATTTGAAGGTCTTTGTAAACTACGTGATGATTTTTCTTATCTTAAAAAAGATATTCAACTTCATTGTATGGGGTCGGAGGATTTCCTACCACCCAAAGAAAGTTTAGACCTGTGTTTTACATCACCGCCGTATTTTGATACCGAGAAGTATGCAGATGAGGAAACACAATCCTATAATAAGTTTCCAACGAAAAATGAATGGGGTTCAGGTTTCCTTCGTAAAACGTTTTCTAATTGTTATCATGGTCTTAAACCCGGTGGATATATGTTAATAAACATTGCCAATACACCAAAGTACAAAGACTTAGAAGAAATGACAATTAAATATGCAACAGAAGTTGGCTTTGTTCATACTGAAACTTTGCAGTTAATTCTTTCTGCTGTTATGGGTGCCGGTCACAAATATGAACCAGTTTTTGTTTTTTCTAAAATCTAGCATATTTATATCTATAACCAAAGTATTTTTTTTTGGAGTAACAAATGGCAAAACAAATAAAAACAAAAGACCTCGTAATAGAAGGTAAAGCAATTCAAGAAAAGTTCAAGAAATCCTTAAATGAAGAATCCTTAAATGAAGATTCATCAAATATTGATGGTAAAAAATGGCGGTCTAATTTTTTCAATACGGCTGAACAATGGATTACAACGAACCGTAAGAAGTTTGATGCAGATGTGATGAACCTTTATAAGTCATTATTAAAAGATGCTAAGAATAAATTTAAACCATTTTGTAAAGAAATAATTGGAAAAAAATATTCAGAAATAGCGCGGCCGAGGGTCTTTATTCCTAATAAGTTATCTGATGCTAAAATAATTAAAGCAGAGATACACTTAAGTCCTTTCGGGAAATTTGAGTTTTATTCTAATGGCAAACTTGACTTTACACTCTTACCCTCGGTTATAATTAAAATGGAATTATCTGATGGCGGCGAGGAATCGTTGAGAGTCTCGATTGACGAATATCAAAATATTCAACTCATTTAATTATAAATTTTAAAAAAAGAAAAACTTTTGGATAAGTAATTTAAAAAGGGAACTTCGGTTCCTTTTTTTATTTGTATATGTCCAAAAGATTTCGTATATTTGTATTCATCTATTAATAACAAAAGGACACTATGTTTAATACTGAACACACTCTATACGTAGAAAAATATCGTCCAAATTCTCTTGATAGTTATATTGGTAATGAAACTATCATCGAGACATTTAAACGATACATTCAAAATAACGATGTACCACACCTTCTTCTTTATGGTGATGCCGGTAGTGGTAAAACAACTCTCGCTAAAATTGTAGCAAATACAATAGCAAAAGATAACTACATTTATATTAACGCATCCGATGAGAACTCTATTGATACCGTCCGAGACAAAATCAAGCAGTTTGCATCATCAATCGGTTTCGGTGGTTTGAAGATTATCATTCTTGACGAGTCCGATTATCTCACCCCAAACGCACAAGCGGCTCTCCGTAATATCATGGAGACGTTTAGTAAAACAACACGATTTATCCTAACGTGTAATTACGTGGACAAGATTATTGACCCGATTCAATCTCGGTGTCAAATCTTCAATATCACACCACCATCGAAAAAAGAAGTTGCAATTCATGTTATGAAGATTCTCGAAACAGAGAGTGTTGAATTTTCAAAAGAAGACTTGGCACAAATCATCAACATGACATATCCTGATATTCGTCGTGTTCTAAATACCGTTCAACGTTGTGTACTTGATAGCAAGTTACAACTCGATAAATCAACGATTGTTCAGAATAATTTTTATTCGAGTATTACAGATATTTTAAAATCTTCCAAAAACAAAAAAGAAAAATTCACAGAGATTCGTCAAATTATCGCGGATAATAGTGTAAAGGATTACACCCCACTCTTCCGTTATCTTTATGATAATGTTGAAGATTATGCCGCCGGATTTGTATCAACTGTTATTCTAATCATCGCAGATTCACAGTACAAAGATTCTCTCGTCGTTGACCACGAAATTAATGCGATGGCAATGTTTATTCAAATTATTATGGAAATTGACCAAAGGAAAACACTATGAGTAATATAATCAATCCTGGTGCACCAACACCACCCCAACAAAAGGTTAATATAAACCTAAACGATGCACAAGACCTAACGTGTAATAATTGTGGAAGTCATTTCTTTAACACCGTTTATATGTTCAAGAAAATTTCAGCACTTGTTTCACCCAATGGTCGAGAATCTATCATACCGATTGAAACATTTTCATGTATTGAATGTGGAACTATTCCGCCGGAATTACTACCAAAGGCACAGACAAATGGCTAGAAATTTATTTGAACACATAAAGGGTATAACCAAAGATAAAATTTCTTGGGATTCTCTCGGTGAAGAAGATAAAAAATCATGGAGTAACTTTATTATTTCAAGATGGCTTTCTATGGATATGGAATTGGTGGAGTACATCAATATGATGCAACAATATTCAAACGGAATATTAACTTCAAAAGATTACTACAAATGCCTTTACCATGCTTTACCTAAATCTTCATTTTATCTGAAGTACACGAAGAAGAAATCAAAGATTGAAATAGACCAAAAGTTTATAGAATTATTCTGTAATCATTTTGCACTTGGAAAATCAAACATTTATGAGTATATTAGTATTCTTAAAAAAACTAATCCAGGTGAATTAACTACCATATTAAAAAAATATGGGTCACGTGAAGAAGATATTAAACTATTTGAAAAACAATTAAAGACTATACCATGAGGAATATAAAAATGGGAATTAAAGAAATTGATTTGGGTAAGAAGTCTGAAACGCCTAAGGCATCAGACGTTATCCGTATTATGGAAGAACGTCATCCGATTTTGATGACGGAATTTAAAAAGATACAACAAGAACAATACGAACTGTTTGCACAAAAGCAAATGGCGTATGGTAAGGGAAATATCATGCTTGGCGGTGATATAGATATTGATGAAGATAGGATTGCTGCCATCCGTGGTATCACCATTCGTCTTAATGATAAGATGCAACGTTTGTTGAATTTAGTATTAAAGGGTATAACAAATCCGTTGGAAAATGAAAGTGTATCTGATACCTTTATAGATATGTCTGTATATGGTATCATATCGCAGATAGTTGAACGTGGTAAATGGAAATAGAAAGGAAAAAAGTTATGAGTAATTATATTTGGACTTCAGAATATGTTTCACCCGGCCATCCTGATAAGATTGCAGACCAGATTTCCGATGCAATTCTCGATGCTTATCTTTCATTAGATAGAAATGCAAAGGTTGCCTGTGAGACGATGGTTAAAAATAATAATGTTTATATTGGCGGTGAAATAACATCAATAGTAGAAATACCCGATTCAAAGATTCAGGAAATTGTACGGGAAACAATTTGTGAAATAGGTTATGACCGAGACGAATTAAAATTCAACGGTAATAATTGTTCTGTTCATCTTGATATTTCTTGTCAATCTCCCGAAATAAATAAAGCCGTAGTTGGTGGTGAAGATATTACCGCCGGTGATCAGGGCATTATGTTTGGATATGCAACGAATACAACCCCAAACGGTATGCCTTTACCTATCTATCTTGCGAAGTATTTTATATCAACGGCATACGAACGTAAGGATAATTACCAACTTCGGCCGGATATGAAGAGTCAGGTTTCGATTCGATATGAAAACGGAACCCCTGTTGAAGTGGATAACGTTATTCTATCCTCTTGTCACGATGAATCCATCGAATTGGAAATGTTAAGACAATACTTCCACGATGTAATCAAAACAACAGTAATCCGTGAAACCCCCGAACACATAAGTAAACTATTCACTAAAAACACAAAGTGGTACGTAAACCCCGCAGGCACTTGGAACATCGGTGGTCCAGTCGCCGATTGTGGTCTCACAGGACGTAAAATTGTAGTTGACCAATACGGTGCAGACTGCCCTATCGGTGGTGGGGCATTCTCCGGTAAAGACCCAAGTAAGGTTGACCGTAGTGGTGCATACATGGCACGTCATATTGCGTTAAATACCTTGGCAAAGAATCCCGAAGCAGAAACTATCCAAGTTCAATTAGGATATTCTATCGGACAAAAATATCCTGTGTCACTTCGTATTTATAGTCCTTACACGGGCAATGAATATTCGTGGGGGGACGGAAGTATGGAAGAATTAACACCAAGTGGCATTATTTCTAAATTTGAATTGGATAATCCTATTTATAAAGAAACTGCTCGTTGGGGTCACTTTGGAATTTCCCCAAAAGAAGTAGAAGGAACTAAATTTTATGAATGGGAGAGAATACAATGAGATTAAAAGAATTACTTGTAATCGAAGAAGAAATTTCATTACGAGGTACAATAACGTTATATCATTTCACCAAAGAAGATGAAGGTGAAAAGTTTGTTTTAGACCCAAAGAAATCTAAGAAAAACCGTTCATATTATTCGGCGAACGATTATAACTTATCTACATTTCCAAGAGTTTTTTACTACACAGATTTAAATAAAATTGAAAAATGGATTTCTTCTCCACATCTTTATTCTGGTAAAGTAAATGGTGCTGAAATTTTAAATTTAACTAAGAGTGTTCAGCTGTACACCGAAGATTCTCAAAAATTTAAATCTGATAGTAAACAATCATGGGAAGTGGCGGATGCCCTTCTCCGCGACGGCAAAAATTGGGATGCAATGTTTAAAAAGGCGGCAAAATATTTTAAAGGAATATACTACGATAAAGGAAATTTGCCTATTGTTAATTTATTTGTTCCATTGGAAGTAACTAAAAATGCAAAACGTTAAAATTTCTTTTTCACAATATCAAATGTGGAAAGGATGTAATCATCGATGGAAATTAAATTACATTGATAAAAAGTCAATCCCGTCACCTTCTATTTCTCTTGTGTTTGGAACGGCGATGCACGAAGTTTTACAATCGTACATTGAAGTTCTTTATAAATCTTCTATATCGGAGGCAAATGCTCTTCCTCTTGAAGAATTACTTAAAGAAAAAATGCAAGAAGAATATAAAGAAATGTTGGTAGAAAACAACAATGTTCACTTTGC